ACCGCGGTTCTCGCGAGCGTCTGACCTGAAAACTACTGGACAACAACATTGAGGTGCCCGGATGAGCGCCGCGCTGGCGGCCGAGCCGCCACAGCGCAAGCGCCGCGCCCGAAAGGCTGAACCGTCGGCACCGCCGGCGCCTCGCATCGTCAACAAACGGAACCTCTGCCGCGAGGCAGGGATCTCGCGGACCACGCTGGACGAGTGCTTGGCGCGCGATCCGACCTTCCCGGTCGTGAAGCGCGGCGGCGGCAACGGCGATGGATGGCAGTTCAACGCGCAGCTCGCTGTCGCGCGCATCGCCGAGCTGCTGGCGCGAACCGAGAAGGACCTTTCGCCGAACCAGCGCTTCATGGACCTGAGGGCCCGTGACCTGGAGCGGAAGCAGGCGATCGAGGCGGGCGGCCTTTTGGTCGCGGATCACATGCGCGCCGCCCTAGCCCGCGGCCTGACTGCCCTGCGGCGAGGGATGACAGGCACGATACCCGTGAAGGCGGCCGAAAAGCTCGGACTGACGCGGGAACAGCAGCGGGCCCTGCGGGCGCTGATCGAGGACGAGCTGAGGATCTTCGTGACGGGCTTGGCGCAGACGGGACTACCCGATGCTGACGAATGACCCGGGCCCCTTCGCCGACGCGGATGCCCTGGTGCTGGACGCCTTCTCGGCTCTGATCCCGCCCGAGCGCCTGGCGCTCTCGGAGTACGCGGCGCGGAACCGTTTGCTGACGGATGGCATCGGCGAGGAGGCAAAGCCCTTCGACCTGACGCGGGTGCCGTACCTCGCGGGTCCATCGGATGCCCTGACGTCGGGCCGATACACGACGGTGGCGGTTCCGGGCCCTGGCCAGTGCGCGAAGACGACCGTGGCCGAGAACTGGCTCCAGCTGACGGTCGAGACCGACCCGGCCAGCTTCCTCTGGTACATGCAGACGAAGCCCGGGGTGGAGGCCTACGTCAAGAAGCGGATCGAGCCCATGATTCGGGCTCACCCGCGCATGCTGGAGCGCCTGGGCTCAGACCCGGCTGACGACAGCCTGGCCTTCAAGAACTTCGGGGTGATGCAGGCCGAGTTCCTGTCCTTCGGCAAGAACACGCTGATCAACAAGAACGCCCCACGTATCGTCGCCGACGAGGTGGATAACTACGACCTCTCCGAACTGGGTGAGGCGAAGCCGATGCTGGACGTCCGGCGGCAGGTCTTCGGCGAGGACAGCTGCCTGTTCCTCCTGTCCCACCCGGACTTGGCCGTCGGTATGTCCCCGGCCGGTTGGAACCGCGGGATCATGCGGGTCTACCGCGACAGCACGCGGGGCATGTGGTGGTGGCCCTGCCCGCGCTGCGGAGCGCACAGCAGCCCGAACCCGGGCGCCGCGCGCTTCATGGCGCTGGACTACGACGCGGAGGCGCCCTTGGACGAGGTCCGGGACATGGCCCGCCTCCTCTGCCCTGTCTGCGGCGGGCTGATCGAGGATCACGAGCGGCGAGCGATGAACGCCGAGGGACGCTGGGTGGGCGTCGGCGAGGAGATCGAGGTCGAAGGCCGCGTCACGGGGCAGCTCATCGAGCACGACACGGCGGGATTCTGGATAGTCGGCGTCATGAGCCCCTTCGTTCACGGGGGCATCGGCGGGCTGGCACGGGAGCGGGTCGCGGCGGAGCGCGAGATGGAGCGATCCGGCGAGGAGACGACGGCCCGCCAGGTGGTGGTGAAGCAGTGGGGTTACCCCTTCGTGCCGCCGCGGAAGATCGGCAGCGTCGATGCCGAGGTGCTGGTGGAGCGAGCGGATCCTGCGCTGAAGCTCGGCGTGGTGCCAGAGTGGGTCCGGTTCGTCACAGTCTGGGCTGACGTGCAGGCCAACCGCTTCGAGCCGATGTGGCGCGGCTGGGGCGTGGGCGGCGAAAGCGTCGTGCTGAAGGTGGAGAAGGTCGAGGCCGAGACGGCAACAGACCCGGCGGCCTGGGATCGGCTGCTGGCGTTGATGCAGAAGCCGCTGCTCCTGGCGGACGGCTCCGGCCGGCTTATGCGGCCTCGAGCGGTCGGCATGGACATGGGCGGCGCCGCAGGCGTCACCTCGCGTGCCTATGAGGCATGGCTGCGCTGGCAGCGCGCGGGGAAGGTGCGGCGGCTTGGCCGCGTCGGCGATCGTGACGCCTGGGACGTGATCCTGACGCAGGGCGCGTCCACGCCGCAGGCTCCCCGTCTGCAGGTGGTTTATCCGGACGAAGTTCGGAAGGCCCGTGCCGCCAGCACCATTGCCCGCGGGCAGGTGCCGGTCGCGCGGTTCAACGCGAACCTGTTCAAGGATGACCTCTCCGCGCAGCTGACGCGGGCCGAGGCGGGCGCCTGGTACGTGCACCTGCCGGAGGCGCTGAAGGACCGGGCCGGGCCGCCGCATCCCTGGTTCGAGCAACTCGTGGCCGAGCAGCGGATGCCGAACGGCACTTGGCGCAAGGCGACCACCGGCGGCCGGAACGAGGCCGCGGACCAGATGGTCGGCACGCACGTCCTGGCCAGGCTGCACGGGCTCGGCCGGATCAACTGGGACAAGCCGCCCGCCTGGGCCGCGCCGCACGACACGAACACGCTGGTGGCGCTGTCGCCGGCCGAGAAGCCACCCGCCGCCACCGGCATCGTCGCCACCGCGCCGCGCCCCAAGGGCGCGCGCCTCGCCTGAAGGAGGACACACCATGGCTGCCAAGCTGAGCCTCCTTCCCGACGGCAGCGTGCCGCGTGAGACGGTGCTGGCGATGCTCGCCGAGGCACGCCACGCCCTGCACCAGCTCGCCATCGGCCGCAGCGTCGTCAGCACGCAGTACAGCTCTACCGGCGGCGGCATGGGCACGACCTTCACGCAGGCCGACCGGAAGTGGCTCGCAGAGAGCTATATCCCGGACCTTGAGCGGCAGGCGGGCGTCGCGACCGTCCGCCGGCGCCGCGCAATTGGCGTGAGGTTCGGATGAGCGGCGCCAAGCTGATCCACCAGGACGGTACCCCTGTCACCCGGGCCGAGGTGACGCGCGCCAAGGTGAAGGCTTTGGCCGGCACCACGCCCTACGACGCGGCCGATCGGCAAAGTGCTGAGATGGCGGGGTGGAACCCCTGGCTGGGCGCGCCTGACCAGGAGCTAGGGCCATATCGCGACACCATCGTGGCGCGCGTGCGCGACCTGGTCCGCAATGATGGCTGGGCCTCGGGCGCGATCAACAATGTGCTGGATAGCGTCGTCGGCGGGAACCTGCGGCCGAAGCCAAAGCCGGACTTCCGCAGCCTGTCCTGGTACGGGAAGGCCTTCGACGCGACATGGGCGTCCGAGTTCGCAGCCGAGGCCTCATCGCTCTACCGCGACTGGTCTGAGGACCCGGCGCGCTGGTGCGACGCCTCGCGACGCCACACCGTGCCTCAGATGCTGCGCCTAGCCTACCGCCACAAGCTGGTGGATGGAGACGCCATCGCCCGCCTGCCGTGGCTGTCGGAGCGGCGCGGCTATGGCAAGGCCAGCTATGCCACCGCCCTGCAGCTGATCGATCCCGACCGGCTTAGCAATCCGAACGAAGCGATGGACACGCCCACGCTGCGCGGCGGGGTCGAGCTGGATGAGCACCTGGCCGCAGTGGCCTACCACTTCCGCAGCGCCCACCCTGGCGACTGGACCGCCGGTGCACTGCCCTACGTCTGGGACCGCATACCTCGCGAGACCGAGTTCGGCCGGCCCATCATCGTCCATGACTTCGACGCGGACCGGATCGACCAGACCCGGGGTGGCGCCGGCATCCTGGCGCCGGTCCTGGCGCGGCTGCGCATGCTCGCCCGTTACGACAGCGCCGAGCTGCAGGCGGCTCTGATCAACGCCATCCTGGCGGCCTTTGTGGAGAGCCCGAACGATCCGGAGCTGATCCAGAATGCCCTGTCCGACAGTGACGAGCTGTCGAAGTACCAGGACCTCCGGAACGACTTCCACGCCGACCGGCGCCTGCGTCTTGGCGACGCCCGCATCGCCACCCTTTTCCCGGGCGAGAAGATCACCTTCGCCAACGCGGCGCGCCCGAGCACGGCATTCGCCGACTTTGAGGCGGCCATGCTGCGCAACGTGGCCTCCGCCATGGGCGCCTCGGCCCCAGAGATCTCGCAGGCCTGGGGCGATGTGAACTACAGCTCCGCCCGCGCGGCCGCGCTGAATGCATGGCGCACGGTTGCACGTCGGCGCTCCGACTTCGCGATTGGCTTCTGCACGCCGATCTACGCCGCTTTCATTGAGGAGGCGATGGACCGAGGCATGCTTCCACTGCCGTCGGGCGCCCCCGACTTCGTGGAGGAGCGCGCCGCCTATGCCCGCTGCGTCTGGTACGGCCCGGGCCGCGGCTGGATCGACCCCGTGAAGGAGAAGCAGGGCGCGGTCCTTGGCATCCAGAACTACCTCAGCACCTACGAGCAGGAGGTCGCGGAGAACGGGGGCGGCGACTACGAGGAGGTCATGGCGCAGCGCGCTGTCGAGGAGGCCACTCGCAAGCGCCTTGGCCTGCCGGACCCGCTTGGCGCCCGCGCGTCGAAGATCATGAAGGGCGGCGAGGGCAGCAAGGCGGAGGACGCGGCAGAGGACGCAGCGGCCGATGGCTTCGGGGCAGAGGAGCCGATCGAATGAGCGGCCCCGACCTCTTTCCTAGCCTCGCCCAGCGCATCTTCAACACCCCCTTGGCGCTGCATCCCCGCAAGGCCGAGATCGCGCTGGCGGCGCTCGCCGAGCGGATGGGCGTGGCGCGCGTGGTGCGCGCCGATGGCGCCGAGACGGGCGCCTTCGAGGATGACGACTGCCTGGGCTTCGATGAGGAGGCCCGGCCGCGCCGCGTCGGCTACGACATGGTCGAGGGCGTGGCGGTGATCCAGGTCGAGGGCATGCTGGTTCAGAAGACCGGCACCCTGCGCCCCTACTCCGGCATGACCGGCTATGACGGGCTGCGGGAGAACTACCTGACCGCGCTGGAGGACCCAAGCGTCGAGGCCATCGTGTTCGACCAGAACAGTGGCGGTGGCGAGGTCGCGGGCTGCTTCGACTTCGTGGACCTGATCCACGCGAACAAGGGCCGCAAGCCGACCTGGGCTATCTGCGCGGAGTGCGCCTATTCGGCTGCCTACGCCATCGCCAGCGCCTGCGACTACATCACCGTGCCCCGCACCGGTGGGGTGGGCAGCGTCGGCATTGTGACCATGCTGGTGGACTATTCCCGCGCCATCCGCGCGGACGGGCTGGAGGTCCACTTCATCCGCTCCGGCGAGAAGAAGATGCTGGAGACGGTGCAGTCCTATCGCGGCGTGAAACGCGATCTGCTGGACCGCCTGCAGCGCGACGTGGACAGCATGGCCACCCTCTTCCATGAGACGGTGGCCCGCAACCGCGGCCTCTCCGTCGCGGCCGTGCGCGCCCAGCAGGGCGATTACTACCTCGGCGCCCAGGGCGTGAGCCTGGGTCTCGCCGATGCCGTCATGTCGCCCGACGAGGCGATGACGGCCCTCTTCGCGCAGCTGGACGCGCGCCAGTCCGCGTAACCCGGCGGCGCATCCCGCGCCCGCCATTCCGGAAGGAACCGACGATGTCGAACCGCTCGCTTGCGGGCCGGGTGAGTGCGTTCACGCACCTGCTCGGCGCCCGCCGCGCAAAGGCTGTGGAGCAGGAAACTCCCCCGGCCGAGACCACGACCGCCGACGACGGGACGGCCACCACCAACGAGGTGGAGCAGGTTCAGGAAGAGGTGGATGAGACCAAGGACAAGGTGGACGAGCTGGAGGAGCGGATCGAGGCGCTCGAAGGCGCGGACACGTCCAACGAGGTCGAGGACGCGGACGCCGAGCCCGAAGACCCGGCGGCGAAGAAGGCGTGGCAGGCGGGTCGCCGCGTCGGCATGAAGGCTGGCATTGCCGCCGAGCGCACACGGGGCTCCGCGATCTTCAAGGCGCAGGAGGCGGGTGAGAACCCCTTCATGGCTGCGCACCTCGCCTTCGAGACGGACATGACCGCTCAGCAGGCGATCGGCACGCTCCGCGCTAGCACGGCCGGCTCTGCTCCAGCCCCCAAGGCGAACCGGAAGGGCCTGGACCAGCGCATGGCCAACCAGCCGCAGCCGCGCCTCGGCGCCGACGGCGGCAAGCCCGCCGCGCCCGAGGGCAGCGCCCAGGCGCACATCGACCGCATTGCCGCCGCCG